CCCTCGGTGGACCCGAAGTGGTCGTAGAGGTAGACCTTGTTCTCCCCGAAGACCCGGTCGAAGGAGTCCTTGAGCTCTTCCTTGTTTGCCCCGAGGTGGAGCCGGCGGTTGGCCTCGAGGCTCATCAGGCCGATGGCGGTGCGGGCCACGGATTCCTCGAGGGCGATGTAGCCGACCGGAGTTCCGCTCTTGATGAGGTGGTAAGCCAACTCACGGCAGAACTGGCTCTTGCCTACCCCGGTGCCTGCGGTGACCGTGACGAGCTCACCCGGGCGGATCCCGTGGAGCATCTGGGTCAGGGGTGCCCAGGGGTAGGCGATGCCCGGGGATGCGTCGAAGGACTCGATGCGCTCCCAGATGTCCTGTGCCGCCACGATGCCGTCCGGGCGGTAGGCGGGGGCGATCCAGGTGGCGTTCACCAGCTCCTTCGCCTTGCCGCTTCGGATGCAGTCGTTGGCATCCTTGGCAGGCAGCTGCGCGATGAACGCCTTGCCGGGGCTGAGGACCTTGGCGCACTCCTTCGCCGCCTTCTGCCCAGGCTCGTCCATGTCGAACGCGAAGACCACGCGGTCGAAGCCCTCGAGCCAGTCGAGGCTCTTGGCGATGGCCTTGGGTGCCGACTGGGCACCGTTGGGGACGCTGACCACGGGCCACTTGTGCTCCTGCACCTGGCTCAGGCTCATGGCGTCGATCTCGCCCTCGGTCACCACGACCATCCGGCCCTGCCCCGAGAATCGGTGCTGGCCGAACAGGACAATCCGCGAGGCATCCCCGAGGATCCTGAACTGCTTGTCCGCGGTGCGGAGCTTCTGCGCCACGACCTCTCCAGAGGCATCCCGGTAGAGCGCGACCTGCACGGGGTTCCCGTGGTGCTCCCCGATGCCGTAGTTCCAGAGCCGGCAGGTCTCCTCGGTCAGCCCACGCTTCTCGAGGGCTGCGTATTCCACTTCGATCATCCCTGGGATCCTTCCTACTCTCTGCTGCTGCGGTTCAACACCCTCGCCCCGCTCATGGTGCTGGCACCCGAAGCAGTAGGCATGGCCGTCCGAGTAGCGGGCGAGGTTGTTCCTCGATCCACAGCTCGGGCAAGGCTCATGGCGGATGAAGCGAGACGACTCCGTCATGCGGTGAAGACGACTGCGGTTGCCTCGCCGTGGGACCAGACGGCGTTGACGTTCTGCCCCATGAGGGGCAAGAGGTCAATCGCGTCCGACCTGCGGACCGGAAGCCACTTCTCGTCCACCTTCGATCCGACCCCAGGCTTCCCTGCCCGGGTCCTGCGGATCGTCACCCCGGCATCCCAGGGGTGGTCTTCCTCACGCATGTAGAAGGAGACGGTGACGAGCGTTCCTTGCCCGTCGTACTTGACCTTCACTCATGCCTCCACCGCGTAGCAGCGGGTTGACTTGGGAGTCGGAGCCTCGGTCTTGCTGAGGAACGAGTTGAACCAGGACTTCCCGAGGTGACGCTCGATGAAGGTGCTCAGGGAGCAGGCTTCGCTGTTCGTCAGGGTCATCCGGATGTCACCCGAGGTGATGACCAGGGAGTCCCCGTCAACCGAGAACGTCGGCTTCTCCGGGTCGGCTGGGACGAGCTGCGGGTTCAGGACGGTCTTGTAGGAGTTGCTGTAGTGCATGGATGAACCTTTGTGTGTCCTCGAGTCTCATCATCAGGAGCCAGTCGCTCCTGTCCCGGCGCATCAGCACGACGGGAACCTTGTTCTTGCAGTCGCGGATTGCCTGCTCGATGAAGTCGTAGACCGCGATGGACTTCCTGAGCTTCACCTCGCAATGGATGTCTCCGGTGCCTCCGAGGTCAGCCGAGAGGGAACCGGAGGATTGGGCTGCCCGGTACGCAGACTGGATTCCCCAGCACTTGCGTATCGCATCCCGGGCATCCCGCTCCCCGCGCTTCCCACGCTCCCGGTTGTTGGGCATTAGTCAGTACAAGCACCGCAAGCGATGCCCTCCGTGTCTGGCCCGTCGAACAGGACTCCTTGGATCGAGACCTGCTGGAGCATCTGCTTGTAGGTGGGGATGTCCTTCCTGAACCGAGCACCGACCAAGTCCTCCATCCCAACCCACCACTTCATGCGTTCCGGATCCTCAGCGATCAGGCGCTCAAGCGTCTTTCGGCTCTTGAGGAAACACCCGAAGCAGTTGCCGGCAGAGTTGTCGCCAGGAGGGAACCCGAGGTCGAAGTCAGATGCCTTCCAGAACTCGTTGACCTCCGACGCGGTGACCCCGGCGCGGGCTAAAGGACAGACCTTGACCTCGTCGCCGTGATCCTTGATCTTGGCGACACGCCGAGGCTCATCCGCACGGATGCCAACCGCAGTCGTCCAGGCATCCCATCCGAGGGTGTGCTTCGAAAACCGACGAACTGCCAGGACCTTCATCTCGCTGGTGCAGAACCGGGTGATCGGGTTCGGTAGATACCGCTTCTTCCCGATCAACCCAGCAAACACCTTCCCTTCCCTGTCGGCGGACTGGGGAGACACCTCACGCACGAACGGACGCTCAGGTGTCCACTCAACCCACCGCACAGGGCAGCCCCAGTTCCTCGACACCGCTTCGATGAACTCGTACGTCGCTGGATGTTCCCGGCCCGTGTTGCAGAAGACGACCTCCACCTCTGGCGGAAGAGATCCGCCGTAGGCGTCGATGACCCTACGGAGCATGTATCCGCTCGTCCTGCCACCGCTGAAGCTGACGATGGCAGGCTGCGGGATTCGGAAGGGATCCATCAGAAGTCCTGGGCCTTGACCTTCTTGCCACCCGCAGCGGCCTTGACCGGCTTGGGGTCATCCTCGAAGTTGTCGAAGGTCTCCGAGACGAACCCTTCCTCGGAACCGAACCCGAAGTCGCCGGCGCTGCTGCCCTTGGGCTCCACGACCTCGATGAGCTGCACCCCGCGGAGGCGGAGGCTGATCCCGGCCCCGGTCGCCGGCTGGTTGTAGGTGCTGATCTCAAGCGCGAGGCGGGCACGGGTGCCGCTGCCGATCCGGAGGTTGGTCGTGTCAACCTTCTGGCCCTTGGCGTCGAACAGCGCGGGCTTCTGCTGCCAGCTCTTGCCGCTCTTGGTGTTCACCTGGAACGGGAGCTTCGCCTTGACGACCAGGTTGTTCTCGTCGTCCCGGGAGCAGGGGAGCGCCTCGTTGACCTTGACCTTCTTGCCGCCGGACTCCTTGGCGCATGAGGCAAGCCACGCGGTCCGGGCGTTCGTCAGGGTTTCCTCGAGGTCGTCGGCTCCCTCGCCGGCGGGGATCACGATGTTGGTCTTGAAGACCCCGGAGGCGTCGAACCGGGTGTCGGGCTCGATGAGCGCCGGGTACTGGAGGATGCCTGCGGGGGTCGTGACCTGCTGAAATGCTCTCTTCATGCTGTTCCTTCCTTCCTTGGTTGGGGGATGCTTCCCATTGTACCGCTTGATTGAGTGTCCGCAATCCGTGACATTGGGTCAAGCAAAGAAATACTTTGAGTTCCGCAGCTGCGTGATGTCGAGGTTGCCGTAGCCCGGGGGCTCCGGGAGCGTGAACCCCTTCGGGAGCTGCGCCTCAATCTGCCGCATCCAGTCCTTGAGGGGGTCACCCTCGAACGTGTCGATCCACGCCTCGCGCAGCTCATGGGCAAGCACCGGCTGGAACGCGGCGTGGACGAGGTAGGAGTCGTGGACGAACGCCATGTCCGGGATCTTGGCCGCGACCAGTCGTCTCGCCGTCATCCGTGCAGCCGTCGCGTCAAGGCTGTGGACGAGGTTCGGAACGATGCCGTTGACGTGCTTCCTGCGGTCGATCTTGGCGGTCTGGTTTCGGATCTGCCAAATGTGCGCTTGCTTCCCGAGGGTGGTCTTCACCTTCGAGGGCTCGTAGGAGTAGTAGGACTGCTGCACCGTGAAGCCGTCCGGGGTTACCCACATGGGGTGGATGCCGGCATTGACGATGACCTGCCCTGCCTTCCGTGCCCAGTCGAGGAACTGGGTGCCCTTCACCACGATCTCCCCGATGCTCGGCCACACCTTGCGGATGAGGAACCCGCAGGGCTTGCTCGGGTCCATCCACGGGCCGTCCCGGTGGTTCTCGAGGTACGCCTCCTTCAGGTAGAGCATGGCCGACCGCTGGCTGATCGAGTACGGCAGGCACATGACCGGGCGCTTCACCATCGAGCGGCTGACCCCGAGGGCCTCCCACTCACGGGCGAAGTTCTCCCCGAGCCTTGCGGCATCCCGGATGCGAACCATCGTCCGGTCAGCGACCATCTGGTAGATGTCGCTCGGGCGGTCGGAGGGAATGACGTTGACCGCGGCGGCACCGACCTCGTCCTTCAGGAGGAGGCTGAGGACCTGGAGTCCGTTGCAGCTGCCGTCCACGGCGACCATCAGGTGCGATGGCTTGCCGGCGCGGACCAAGGGCATGTCGAGGCACCACGCCAGGTAGGAGAAGGGCTCGTCGGCCTTGCCCCAGAGGTGAACCGTGGAGAGCGGGTCCTTGGCGATGGCGTCGATCTCCCCGGAGCGGATCATGGAGTGCATGACGCCGGCACGTTCCTCGAGGGTGCCCTTCCTGCCGAGCACGGCGGCACCGTGACGGAGCCACGCCTGCATGGCCTCGCTCTTGGGCGGCACGGGGTGCCCGAGGCCGAACTCGATGAGGCCCCGCTGGAGGTCGTTGCCCTGGTGGGAGAGGCCCGTGGCCTGGCAGTAGAACCTCCCACGGAAGTCGAGGGCAGCCGCGTGGAAGAACCGCAGGTCCTTCTCTGAGGCGAACTTCACGGCGAGGTTGATGGTCTGGATCACCCCGAGGCGGCGCGAGGAGATCCTCCGGTTGTTCTCGGCAATCCGGGTGCAGTCCATGTAGTAGCGCCGCAGGGTGAGGAACTGGTCGAGGTTGCGGGTCTTCAGGTCAGCCTCGGGCGGTCGCTCAGGCATCGGCGTCTCCTCATGGACGTCGAGGTCACCGATGGGCGAACGGCTCTCCATGAGCGCAAGGGCAGCCGCGAGGACCCCTTGGTTCACCCGGAAGGGGGTGTGCTGGATGACGTTGATGGCGTCATAGACAAGGGGCATCGCCTCCTTCGTGTGGCTTGCCTTGGCGACCTTGGAGGAACCACGGACAAGGGAGTCACCGAGGCCCTGCTCGTAGCCGCCGTCGTCGGGGTTGACCCACTTGCGGGGAGGCACGACCATCGGCAGCTTGACGGGGCGCAGGGTCTCTGCGTGGCGCATCGCCTTGTGGGCGTAGGCCCATGCCTCCTTGGTCATCGCCAGGGCGGCGACGGTGTGCCGTGCGGACCGCTTGTAGGTCACCCGCTCGAGGAGGCCCGTGGCCTCGCAGGCGGTCATGGCGAGGACGTAGCCGGCCTTGAGGGACTCCTCGTCGGTCCAGGCGAACTTCTCGACGATCTCCGGGTGGGTGTAGGAGGCGATCCGCTTGATGTCCTTGGACTTGCGCTGGGTCCCCCGGAGGTGGATCCACATGTTGTAGGTCTCGAACTTCTCGGGACTCTCCTTGCGGAGGAGCTTGGCGATGGCCTCCGCCTGCACCGCCTTGGCCGCCTCGATGCAGCCCCGGGTGAAGGTCTTGTTCTTGGAGCACCCGTCGAGGAGGCTCTGGAAGGCGATCATCGCCATGACCTCAGGGGCCAGCCCGAGGCTCTTGAGGAGCACCGCCCCTACCCCGGTGTCGGTCTCCATGACGGTCTTGAGGCGGTCCGAGAACGGCAGGATGGCGCTCTCGACCATCCGAGCCCCCCAGTTGCTCTCGCTCTCCACCCCCTTGTCCATCGCCCTTCGGACGTTGCGGTAGTACCGCTTGCGGCCCCGCTCGTAGGACTCGAGGTCAAGCTCACGCTGGCTGATCTTTCCCATCCCTGGTTCCGTTCCCGGCCTTCCCTGGCCGTGTTTGGCACAACCCGTGTCACATTGATGTTCCGAATCCGCCTATGTCTCTGAATCGGAAGTGGCAGGGTGTGCCAATTTCCGCATCGGAGCCCTCCCAGCACACATTCCGCTGCAACTGTCTTGCTTCCGTTACACGCTACGCACCGACTTTTGAATCCGCTGCGTCTGCCTATTTCGCCACGCCGGCTGATTTGTGAGGGGTATTATCAATCACCCCGCCGAAAGTGTGCCAATTCTGCCACAGATTGTGTCACCGATTTCGCAGGAGATTTTCTCTCCGATGCACTCATCCAACCGTGACACAACGTCCGATAGCGACTGCGGAGCGAGGTGGGCATAGATCAAGGTCGTCGCCACCGCCTTGTGCCCCATCCAGGTCTTCACCCGCATCAGGTCCACCCCCGCCTGCACCAGCCTCGAGGCGCAGGTGTGCCGCAGGGAATGGAAGACGACACCCTTGTCCAGGATCCCCGCCGCCACGGCAGCAGCCTTGAACCGCCGGCTGGCCTCATGGGGGTTCATCCCGCAGAACGGGCCATCGCCATCCCGGGGAATCCCCATGATGACCTCGCGGGAACGCTTGGTCAGCGGGACCGTCCGGGCACTCCCGTTCTTTGACTTCTCCACCGTCACGCTCTCGGGCCTCACCGAGCGCCACTTCAGGGAGACCAGCTCCCCGATGCGGAGCCCCGTGTCCGCAGCCACCACCACCAGTCCCCACTCGCGCCGGCCCTCGAGCTGAGACAGGATCATCCGCTCCTCCTCGAAGGTGAGGTAGCGCCGCTCCGTGCGGGCCTCCTTCGAGAGAGGGATCTGGGGCTTCTCCGAGATCCATCCCATCCGCCTCGCCACCGTGAGCATGGTGGAAAGCGCGGACAGCCTGCGGTTGATCGTCGCCTGCGTCAGGCCCTCCTTGCGGAGGTCACCGATCCAGGACGCGATCCTCCCGAAGTCGATGGTGGAGACGTCGGTGTCCTCACCGAGCTCCTTGGTGACCCGCAGCCCGAGCTCGGTCATCGCATCGCTCCAGCACGACGCCCACCGGGTCTGGTGGGTCAGGCGGTAGAGCTCGATCAGGGGCCTCAAGACCTTCCCCGAGGGAGTCTCGACCATCTCCCTGGGCGGCGGGGAGATCCCCTTCACCACCGCAAGCTCCGCCTCCTTCTCCCACACCCGGGCCTCCTGCTCGGTCCTGAAGGAGTAGCGCACACGCTTGCCGCCGTGCATCACCGACGCCTGCCATGAGTTGTTTCGCTTGGTCACCGGCATGGTCAGGCCACCTTCTCGGGGAACTCGCGTGGAACCGGAAGGCCGGGGACCTTGTCCATCAGGTTGCCCCAATGCTGCTCAAGGCGCTTGAGGGCATCCTCGGCCTCAATGTCCGTCTTGTCCGAAGCGTCCTTCTCGCACCGCTTGTCAAGAGACTTGGCAGCCCGGCGGGCCTCGTCGAGGTTGGAGCACTCCTGCACCTCGAAGACCGTCCCCCCATACTTCCAGTCCTTTTCGGAAGAGTCGCCTTTCCACACCCACGGCATGTCCTCGTCGCGGTCGTTGTACTCCAGTACCGGGGCCTTGCTCTCCGGGAAGACCGCGGTGTGGGAATAGATATCCAGAAACGTCGTCTTGATGCAGTCGTCCCCGATCTCAAACGGTTCCTCACAACCGAGGGCCTTCTCGACCTCAGCCATGAACCTGTCCCTGCGCTCCAACGGCGCGGATGACGGCCACCTGTCCTGGAGGTACTTGGTCAGGCCCGGAATTGGAATGTCCATCTTCTGCCGATCACAGCTCTGCCATGCCATCACGATCCACTTCATGTCGTTCCTCTACTTCCTTTCGAGTGCGTTCATCACCTGCTCGTACACGGCCTTCCCCTTGGCAGTCAGGGTCAGCTCAAGACACCGCCGGTTCTCGGGACTTGCCTCGCTGCGGATCAGGCCAAGCCCCGGCCTCTTGGTGAGCCCCGTGTTCACCAGGTAGCTCGACAGGTAGGCATGGGCACGGCTGGCGGTCGCCCTGCTCACCCCGAAGGTCTCCGGGACCTCGTTCAGCATGTAGGGATGCGGACTCCTCACACCCACCTCCATGAAGATCCCCGCATACAGGAGCGGCATCTCCGGATCCACCGAGCGAAGGACGCGGATCACCCCCAGCAGCTTCTTGGCGTTGCTCATGGGAACGATCATACCGACGAGACATCCGCAAGTCCATGAAGAAGTCCCACTTACGGAAGACGTTGAGGTACAGTTGCGGTCCGGGAAGAGTCTCGAGGTCGAGATGCACCCAGCGGAACCGAAGGGAAGAGACAAGAATCCTCATGCGACCCTCACGATCATTGTGTCGCCCATGAGCCGCAGGGACACCCCCACGCATGACTCGCAGACGAGGTACTGCACGGCCCGAAGCCTCTTTCGATCAAGCTGCTCCCGCCATCCGGACCCCAAGGACTGGTCCAGGCCCACCAAACGGAACTCCCGGGAATACGGGTTCGCAAGCAAGCCCCGGATGACCCGGCGCTCGAGGCGACGTTCGAGGGAATTGTACCCGTACAAAGACCGAACGGTAGGCCATTTCCGGGTGCCATCCTCGAGATTCTGGGTTTCAGGGTCCAACCCATAATCCCGGGTCAGCCGTGCAACACGACGCCGGATCATCCCTGGATCTCCCTGCACTCGTACTCGGCAACCTGGCGCTGGAGGGAAACGATCCTTTCCTTCAGCTCACGCAGGGAAGCAAGAGCTTCCTTCTGGGAGACCAGGAGGTCAGCCGCCTTGTTCAGCATGATGGAGTCCGGATGGACGTCAAGGGCTCCCGCTTCCGCCCTCGCCCTCGCCCTGAGGTACTCCACCGCCACATCCACCTGAAGATCCTGCATCCGCATCCTTGCGCTCCTTGGGGGAATTGAGGGCCTCCCGGAGGGAATCCACCAGGCGTTCAAGCTCGGCGATCCGCCGGTACAGCACCGCTCTCGTCTCGTACACGGTCATGCGCGGGGAATTGTCACCACCTAGAGACATCAAGTCAAGAGGGGAATCAGGAACTTTCCCTCAATTCACCTACGGCACCCCCGAAACGCTGACGGGAATCCACCCAGCCCAGGAAAGACATACCCCCTCGCCAGGGCGTAATCCTGGGAGGGGGCAGAAAGTAGGTAAGAGAATGGTACCCGCGGGAATTGCGGGTGCTAGGGGCGAGTGTCGGGAGGATCCAGGATCCATCCGAGAATGGCAAAGACGACCAGCAGGACAACCGGGAGGGAATAGACGGCGATGAGGGTTCCCATTGGGTGGGTCCAGGTTACTCAGGGTGATGAGTGGAATTGCTCATCAGTCATCCCCCGTGCTGGGAGTCTGAATGAGGGCAATCATGCCGCCCTCGTCCCGGAGCAGGTCGCGGATGGCGTCCTGGGCGTCCGCCTCGGTGTACGCAAAGACGGTGTAGGGAAGCAGGACAAGCTCCGATTCCCCGGATACCCGGCAGGATGCGACGTACTCATACCGGCGCATGGTCTCGGCGGGCTTTGGACGGCGGCTCACTCGGCACCCCCTTCCTCAAGCTCGGCCTGGTGGTGAATCTCGGCCATCCGGAGGGAATCACGGACCGCATCCCTGCCCAGCAGGTGCATCGCGTCGGTGATGAAGTCGGTCAGGGCCTCCTCAACGTCCGGGGGAAAGGCATCGGGTTCCTTGTACCGGACCAGGGCAACCTGGGCACGTTCGGCGCGTTCTCGGTTAGTCATTAGCGTTTCCTACTTTCCTGCTGGGGAATCTGCCCATCATCAGCGGCGGGAATGACGCTCCCACCGGACGGCCCCGGGATCCGCTGGGGAATCCTGGGAACCGTTTCGGGCGGCGGTCAGACGGGCATCCGGATCCTCCCGTCAATCACGGGCAATGCAAAGGAATCCGTTTCATACGCCCGCCTCGCCGCCGTCTTATGGTCCGGGTACAGCTCCGCAATGCGCGGGTAGCCCCCCTTCGGGAAGACGACCCGTGCGTACCGGATGGACCGGAACCAAACAACGGGGACCCGGCGGGAGTGAAGGATCATGCCGGTCGGGTCGGTGAGGATGATCGACTTCACTCCGCACCCCCCTTCCCGTGATGGGCATCCCAGGCATCTTGGGCCTCGGCGCAGTCATCCCGATCATCCGCGCACCCGTCGCATAGGTGCGCCTCATGCTCGGCCCGGAACGATTCCGATGGTTGTCCGCAGTCGGCGCAGGGTTCAACGGGTTCCAGCAAACGGAACCCGGGGAATACCTGGAGCTTGCTTTCGCGCCATCCGCTCGGAATGTCTCGTCCCTTCACTTGGCACCCCCCTTCGCATCTTCAGCGCGGCGGATGATGCCAACGGCCTTCAGGCACCGGCGGGCAGCTTCATCACGGAGCGAGACCTTGCGATCCTCAAAGGCCGCGCTCGTCGGCATGAGAAGACCAACGGCATCCTCGGAAGCTCCCTTGCCGGGGATGACAACCATCGGCTTCTTCCCCTCGGGATCGCAAACGATGGAGACGTGCGTCGAGTCTCCCAGGGCCTCGGCAAGCCTCGCCAGCAATTCAGGATTCAGGGAGACAACGATCCCGGCCTTCACTTGGGATTCCTGGGGAATCACGTCGGCGCACGGCGGGAATGATCCATCCGGCGCGGTCCACTCCGGACCAGCGGTCCCATCGACCTTCGCGGCACCATTGACCGAGACGAACGGCAGCGGGTTACGCTTGGTCCGCTTGCAAGCCTTCACCGCATCCCGATGGACGATGCGGATGCCAGGAGTGCCCCGCTGGGATTCGTCCGTGATGGTGAAGGGAATGACGGCCAGCATCCTGCCATCCGTTGCCGTCCAAGCTGCCTCGGTGCCGGATGCGGGAATGCAAGCTGCCGGATGATGGTGCGTGTAGGTGCGGCTATACGCTCCCTGGTCCGCTGCCAAGTGAATCGGGGCCGGGACGGGAATGCGTGATGCGTTGCTCATGGATCTACCTTCCTTCAATGCCTGGGAATAACTGCCCATCATCAGGATCCGGAATTACGCTCCGGATCGACCGGCGGCACTACATGCCGGTTTCGGGCGGCGGGGAATCACTCCATGTAGACCCCTTCCCCCCTAGCGGCATCCTCCAGCGTTTCGGATATCCAAACGATCACGCCGGTCAACCATTGACGCTCGGCGTCGGTGAGAAGGGAAACGGCACGGCCTTCGGTCAGGCGTTCGCATTCCGAAAGGATCCGGTAGGCGGGAATCCGGGAATGCTTCCATTCGCCTCGGTCAACCATTGCGACGATTCGGGCGATCCTGGCGGAGATTGTCAGGGACGGGAAGGGAATCATTGGGTGTTCCGTTGGTGAGGATATCAACGATCCGAGACAATGTGTGCGACCGATTCCAGGGCGTACCAAGCGATACCGTTCAGGACGGCATCCACGTCATTAGCGGAAACGCCTGGGGGAATCCGGTCCCCGTAAAGAGCTACCGAGACGGCTTCAGGGGAAACGTCGGCTTGCTTCACGCAGCGGAACCCCATGACCAGGGCTACCGGATCCCGCTCGCCCATGTCGGAAGCAAACTCCCGGAGGGATTCAAGGATGGTCGCACGGTGCCGCTTGGCGAAAGAGACGGTATCGGTGTAGTAGGTGAATCCGGGGAATCCGGAGTCCGCGCCATGCTCGGAAACGTCCCGGAGAGTGTCGAGCAATTCGGAGACGGGCGGACGGCCTAGTTGGGAATGGACGGCGGACGCGAGAGGATGGGCGGCACGGTATTCGGAGAGCTTCAAGGGGGGCCTACTTTCTTGGTGATGGGTTCAGGACACGGCCCGGACGAACCGGGCGATACGCTTGGATGCCGCCGGGAATTCGTAGCCGTACAGAATGAGGGTCGCTTCAGACTCCTCACACTCCGGATGCGGCACGGACACTTCCAAGCGGAAGCGCCCGACATGACCTTCGCGCACCTCGGGATGCGCCGTGAGCATGACGGCAGCTCCGCAGTAATCGACCTCAACGGAGAACCCCTCGCCGTCCATTGACTCGCAAGGATCGGCAATGATGCCGGAGCATGACGGGATGACGGTCACGCCGTCAACGGTGATTCGATTCCGGGGACCTACGGCGATCACTTGGCACCCCCTTCCGCGATCCTGGCCGAGTCAATGTCAGTCGCTGGGGATCCGCTGAAGGTCGAGAGGAAAGCGCGGACGGCATCGGAAACAACCGGATACGCAATGCCGAACGCGGAGAGCGTCACGGCAAACGCTAGGGGCACGATGCAGAACAGAGTAAAGAGTGCGTCAACGATTGACATGGCTTGCCTACTTTCGGTCTAGTTGCGGCTGTCCCCCGCTTACGCTGCGGGGTGCCGAGGATGGTATCGGCTATGTCTCGCTTCGTCAACCATCATATGAGAAAGATTCACGCTCTTTCCTCAAACGCATAAAGCCGGAGCTCTAACTTCAGGCTAACCATGAAGGCAGCTCCGGATGCCCCCCGGCGATCCTGGCACACGCCCGGCACCGGCTCAATCGGCGCACCGGATACCATATCCCGTGATCCGCGCCTATGTGTAGGCGGATCCGCGCATCGGTGGCGCGGCATGGTGCCCCGTGCGCCCTACGGGCAGCTCAGGACCGCCCACGGGCAGGACCGGCACCCCCACGGGGGGAACCTCGACGCCGGCCCCTGCGATGACCACTTCGCAATTTTGCGTCAAACCTTGGCCTTCCTCCAGCCCAACCTCCAGAGAACCTTGGCTATGGCCTCCCCTGTTTCCCCTACGGCAGCCTCTTCGATGTCCGGATAGGCCGCATGGAGGATCTCATGGACCACGGTGTCGAGCTCTTCCTCCTGGGGCTGCCCGAAGGCGATCCGGAGCACCCTGGCTCCGTAGTCGCATTCCCCTGCCTTGTCTCCGAGGTTGGGCACGAAGCGGAGCTTCCACCTCTTCCCCCGGATCTTGATGAATCTGTCTCCCATGTGGTTCCATAGGCCGACTCCGAGCAGGGTCTCCTCGAGGACTCCCTGTGACAACCCGTAGACCCCCAGGGCCGGCGACCTACAGAACCTCACATCCCTTGGGGATGGACTTCATGGATAACGTCCCAGCCCAGTTATCCGGATCGTTTATGACCCTGCTTGGAGGGATCTGTAGCACCTTCTATCCAGAATACCTGAAACACCTAACTCATTGTCCCACAAGGACTTACGGTCGCAATAGCCCCCTTAGTCCCAACGGTGTCTTCAGTCCCACTAGTTCACTCCTAGATCATCTCTAGATGTCTTTGGATATCCAAAGGTATCTGAGTGTGTCTCTAGGCATCTCTAGGCGTCCTAGGTCAATCCTTGAAGGATGATCCCAAGTCCAATTCCTAGGTCCATTGTCCAAGTCCCCATGATGTCGTCCCCAGGGGTTGTCTGAAGTCCATTGTCTTCAGGAGTCCTGAGTACCTATCACGGACAGGAGGATGGCAGTCGTTGGATCCTGTCCAACTGCTGTCAGAGCCTCCGCGGAGGCATGGCATCACGGTTCTACCCGACCATGAGCGGGGATCCGTCCTTCGGGTCTTCCGAAGGTACGGGGTTCCATAGGTGACTTTGGGTGCCCTTTGACAGCTCTAAGTGTCCTTGGCTCCCCGGTCTCCCTGAAGGCCGTTTCCCGGGGTTCCTTGGTGCCTAGGAGGCGTCCGTGGGGGCTTTGGCTACCTGGGTAGCCTTGGGGTACCCGGACGCATCCTGGCTCCTCCTGGTGGCTCTAGAAGGGAACCGTCAGGGAGCCGGGATTGTCGCCCAAGAGAGACTGGATTCGTCCCAGGAGTACATCTGGCCGTCCTGTGGCATGGCTACCGGGGGCTGCCATTGGCAGGTGTCCTCGTTGAGGAGCCACGATGGGTAGGGCTGGGGTGGGATGAAGGCGTCCTTGACGGAATCCCAGGTGTACCCCTGCCCGGCGTAGTTCTTCCGGATGGTGGCGTTGTAGGAGGTCTGCACCCAGGTCCCGCCGAAGGTGTCGTGGCACCATTGGGCACCGTTGGCTTCGAGGTCGTTGGAGACAACGATGACGCGGATGACCTTGTTGTCGGAGTCTATTTCTGCGAAGTGTGCCATGATTTACGCCTTGTATGACCCGCTGCCCGTAAAGGTCAGGATCGTGTCCCCGCCGCTGGTTGAGACTGCCGGGGATCCCGTGGTGATTCCTGTGTATTCAGAGGTCGGCATTCGCAGGATGACGATGCCGGAACCGCCAGCGGCACCGCCGCCGCCGGAACCATATCCGCCACCACCTCCACCTCCCGAGTTGGCAGCGCCTG